AATGCTTCGTTCATGGTTTGTTTGTCCCTCTCTATGACCCAAAAGTCAATTCCTTAGAGAAGATCGTGATGAATATTAAAGTGCCATCGTCCATGTCTAAGGTTTCGTACACCTTTCCATCTATCTTCAAAAACTCAGCACCGCTGTTCTTCGATTTTCGCCGGAGCTGAGTGATCATCTCGTGATGAGCACGAACCGGGTCCATCTGAAGACCTGACGGAGCGTTGTTTAGCTTCTGATTAACCTCAAGCATGACCGCGATAGAAGTGTCGCTGATAGTTGCCGATCCCCGCTGGTCTCTGAGGTCTCCCTCGAACGGAAGCCCAACAACAAAAACAGCCCCACCGCTGATCTTCGTCTCTTCTATCTCATCCTTCTTTGTCCCGTCGTCTTCAATGACAGGTATAGGGAAACTCGCGATGTAAGTGTTGAGGGGAATCTCTGCCGCTATGACGGACTGAAGTGTCCATGGTTTGATATCTGCGCTCATTAGATCATCTTGAAGGCCCTGCCGCCGATAGCGAATGCTTTTCTAGCTGCCTGGTCCTGCTTCCTCTTTATATAAAGTTGAATGTCACTGCGCGTGGCAACTGCGGCCTTTTCAACCGCGTCCCGCATCCCAGGCTCCTGCATTGCCCTCGCGGCATGTCCAGCATGTCCACCTTCATTGGGGTTCCATGTAAATCTTGTGACGTGTTCGTATTGGTTCCTACCAATGGAGACTCCAGCTCTGGCTAGAGTGTGCCCTGTACGGCTGGTTGATCTATCGCTTGTTCCTATGCTTGATGGGAATCTGCTTGAGACTCCCATGAACTTAGTTCCCATTTCCCTGACCGCGATCTCGCGGCGAATGATCTCTTGCTGAATGTTTAGTGTCCGACCTCCAGACCGTCGAGCACCTTTCTTGGCCCGTCTCTCGCCGACCTCTTTCCTTACTGCGCTGCGAATGCGGATACCCCGCCCGCTTCGGAGTCTTTCAAGAACCGACCTCCTGATCTCACCTTTCTTCGGGGCGAGGCTGAATAAATTATTTCGAATCAAGCGAGCAAAATCACCGCCCTTCTTCGACATAACTTCCGGCCATGTCTTATTGGAAAGTATCTTATACTGAAGGACAGCCTTGTTGAGACTGTCTAGGTTGGAGCTGACGATGATCATCGATCAACTGGAAGAGGGTGTACTGACAAGGCACTCTGAGACATAGGTGATATCCGTAGACCTCAGTGCTTTTGTTACCCGGTGAGTGCGACCGTCCGCATTGACGAACCAATCGCCTTCGACCGGCTGTGAAGTTATTGAAGATTTCAGGATCTCGATTACGGACTTGGTTCGGTCCTCATCCTGGCGCCTCCCGTTGACAATCATTACCTTGGGTTCATCCCCGAGGTAATCCACCACCGCTGAAACAGTTACGACGGCAATCCGGTCGTCGGCTGCATGGAATACGCAAGTCTCCCCATCATCGTCCAGGAGGGTAGTGAAACCCGTCAATCGAAGATCGGAAGCCGCACTCATTTTAAGCGTTCGACTTCAGACGATCGGCCATGCTTCCGGGCGGTCGCCCCCGTCGTGTTCGGGGGGCGACCGTCGGAGGCGCGGGGTCTACCATGTCGGGTACCGCTTCAGGTGCGGGGGGTTCCGTTTCTGAAGCTGTTTCCTGTGTAGGGAAAATTGGATCAGGATTCGAAACCGGTGCGGGGTTTCCCATGTCCGCACCGGTTGGATCTTTACGAAACTTGATGTGCTTCTCTGCTTTTTCGAAATACTGAACATCTTCGTAACCATTGCCGCCCATTCGGACAAGTTGCCGTCGCACCTCACGATGTGAAGAGATTGGGCACTCCGGGCCAAGAATTAACTCGAACCCTGTTTCACCGAATTTACGACCAATGGTTACTGCTGTTTTCATATTTTGATTATGCGGAGCTGGCTGCGTTGCTGATCAATCCAAGGGCTTTTTCGTTTCCACGATCAAAGCCATAGTTGCACTCGACAACCTGCTTGTCGGTGTCGGTGTCTGCATCACCCCAGTAGCGGTACTCGAATGAGATCCCGAGTTCTGGGTCGACGACGACATCGTAATTCAACAGATCATTCATCACGCCCGGTGCGGGGAGGATCGGGGCGGTCGCAACCAACACGGCGGAAGGCAGACAATAGAAGCCCTGCATGTTCTGAGAGTTGGTTGGGATTCGCGGCGAGTAGAACAAGTCAAACCCGACGAGATTCCCAGTCGATCCGTCACGCAATGCTGCGGTCGAACCGCTGTTTAGAGCGTGTCGAAGATCGGTGTCCTTCAAGAGTGATGCCTTGTACTCGTGACCGAGAATCAGGGAACGCCCCATCTCAGGCCAATCAAGACCGTCTGCCTTCTCTGCGAAGTCAACGATGTTGTCGATGTCAAACGATGCTGGGGCAATGTCTGACACCGGCGCGGCGCTGTAGTTCGACTGAGTAAGAACCGTCAAGACATTGTTCCAAACGTCGATAGCCAACTGCTCGGCCTTGAGCATCATGTTCATCTCGGGCTTGAAATACGGCTGCCGGCGGAACTCATCAGACGTGAAGTCCATCGGAATGTATTTCCGCTTGTTGATCGTCACGTCGCGAGAACCTGTATCCGTGTTTCCGCCCATAACGTATCCGTTGGATGCGTTGTAGTCGGTCGAGCTCGTCGTGTCGTTCTCATAGAAAGGAACGGCAACCTTGTTCGTTCCTTCAAGAGGAACATTCCGGAACACTGTAGAGAAGACATTCAGGTTGATGATCCGGCGTTTGAACGCGCGCATGATGTCCGACAGGATCACATTTCGCTTCAAATCGGTGTCGATGGTGTTCGCATTCAACGGACCATTCAGCTTGTCGCGGTGCTGCGCGATCGCGTTTGCGATTGCAGTCGCGTTTCGACTGATCGCCTGAACATCTGGTCGGTTGCCCTTGATCATCGACTTGATCGGTTTGCGAAGGTTTCCGAGATGCGCGAGGACGTCCTGCGGGCTAGATCCAAGGAAATCCACATTGACCGCCGAATTTCCAGGAGGCATCGATGGACGCGCGGACAAATCGTCCATGACCGTATCGTCTGCCATCGCTCGATTGATCCAGTTTTCACGCTGGTTTGCTTCGAGCTGGTCGTTCGAAATCAAATTGTCGATCTTCGCCGAAATGGCAAGTCGGCGCTGAGACTCAAGACGCGCGGTGATCGCTGCATTCTGTTCGTTGACCAGATTCAACTGAGCAAGAACGGTTGCGAGTTCTCCGGCATTCGAAGGAGCCGGTGGGGCCGCCGGTGGAGTCGCTGGCTGCTTGATGTTCGTTGGGTTTTCCTTCAGCCAGTTGATGGCCTTGTCTCGATTTTCCTGATCCGCGTCAGGGACTTGGTCGAGTAGTGCCATCAAGCCCGAATCTGACGCGTCGTCAGAAACCTTGAAGGAGTGAAGCGCCAATAAGGCGAGGATCGTTTTTTTGTTCATTGTTCCGTTTTGTTGATCCCCAACCACACTGGGGGTTTTGTTTTTTGGTATGTTAGGAGGATTGAAGAAGCAAGAAAAATCAAATCTCTTTATAGATGCCGCTATAGACATTTCAGCACTTGCCATATCGGCAAACCCATTCTTTACGGCTTCCTCTCCGGTCATCCATGTTTCTGCCGCCATCATGTTTATGATAGTGTCCCTGGGGAGCCCTGTCCTGTCATAGGCTGAGACAATGGCGTCCCGGTGCTTGTCGAGCATGTCAGCCGCCTCTCTCATTTCCCTTGCGGACCCCTGGACCATTCCAAAGGGGTCGTGAATCATCATCAGTGCATTGCGAGGCATTTCTATGACATCCGCCGCCATGCAGATCACACTAGTTATCGATGCAGCTACACCGTCAACACGGGCAGTCACTTTCCCTTTATGCCGACTGAGCATCGAATGGATGGCCATTCCGTCATGAACATTTCCACCAGGGGAGTTGATAGACACAACGAGATCACGCGTAGGGTTCACACCGTCCATCATCGCCTTGAAGTCTTTGGCTCCGATTCCTTCGTCGCTGAAAAAATCCTTTCCGATCCGATCATAAATCATGATCTCAGCCGGTGAACCATTCGGGGCCAGATTGCGAACCGAAAACCACTTGCGACCGTCAGGCTTCGGGCCATTGAAAAACTGAATTTTGCTATTCTTCATTCTGATTCGACTTTCTCTTTCTTGACCACCGGAACGACGGCAGGCTGTTTGGGCTCTGCCTTTTTCAACGCCTCCATGACGACGCCCAAAAGTTCGCCCTCTTGGAGGTTGAATTCCTTTTCCTTGTCGCGAACATACCTGCGCTCTTCAGCACGCGCATCGATCACGTCTCTCCAATCCTCGCCGCGCGGCCCGCAGATTTCATCAAGCGAAATGAATCCAGCCTTGTAGCTGTCAATCATCGCCTTGAAGTCCCTACCAAGGTCGACCACCACTGATCTAGGCGGACGGATCGTGATCTCTTTCCAGTCGACGGGCGGGTCGGAGAGTTCTCGAACATTCTTGGTTCCCCAATCCATCATGTAGAGCCACACCTCGCGCATGGCATCGGCGATGATTCCGCTGTTGGTCAAAAAGAAAGTATTGTCGCATTCGTAGGTTCCGCGAGCCACCGTCCCTTGGATCGATCGAGGAAAAGCGAGAAGGTGAGAGATTCCGGCGCCGTAGCAAACCTTGGCTTCCTGCCACTCGAAAAACCACTGAGTAGCGACAGTCGGGCGATTGCTTACGTGCTGTTCATATTCATCGCCGCTTCGCATAACAACCGCCTTCGCCCGGAACGCTTCGTCGTAGTATTGGGTTCGCTCTTGCGCTGACCCCCCCGAAGTCCCTGCGGAACCGCCTACTGTAAGTCGCTTCGCCCGCAAATTGTCTCGGTTCAGTTCCCCTGTCTTGGTCTTGATAACCAGCGTCTTTGATGCTGCCTCTTTAGCCGCGTCCATCTCAAGCATCTGAAGATCGTCCAGGTCGTGGAGATCATTCAGCACCGCGTAGAGATAAGGAAGGCCACGGAACATCGAAATCCGGGAAGGGTCTTGGACGTGAATAATTCCGCTCGCTTTGTGCTTTTGCCATTTCGCGTCCATCATCGCAAATACGCCAGAGTTGGCGCTTTCGCGAATCCAGTAGTGAACCGGCCTCCCACGCTCATCAAGTTCGATGCCGTCGATCACCATCGGATTATCCAGGAGTTCTGGCGGGGTAGATACCCGGTGAGATTCCACGAGCTGGATGCGCGGGAAGCTCTGTCCACCATCCCGGCTTCTTCCGCGTGTCTTGATCAGGAAGCACTCGCCATCGACGAACAGCGCCCGTGCAATCAGTGATTGCTGGCGTTCGAATCTGGTCTGCGATGTCAGGTTGATAAACTGCTGACTGTTTTCCCAATACACTTTCGCTGCCGCGTTCCAGTCCTTGTCTGAGGAATTCGGAACGATCTTCAAACCCTTCGGCCCTACCGTGTACTGCTCGAACAATGAACAGAGGCGTTGGACAATATAGCTGTTCCGTTCGAAGTATCTGGATTTGCGAACGATCTCTTCGCGAGTTGCTTTGTCGGCATCGAACCTGGCATCACGAACGAAGCCTGGAACAGTCGAACGCCGGGAAGTCCATCGCTGCCCTGATTCGTATCGATTGTCTGGGCCTTGCGCGATCGTGGATAGAATGGAAAGTGGGTCAAAAGGGTTCATGATGGAATCTCTTCGGAAGTGCGGAGTCCGCTGAAGTCGACAGATACGTCATCCCTGACGGCATTCATGTTATCGAGAATTTCGGCGGCAATCGCTGAATTCTGAGCTACTGACAGACCATCAACCGCAAGGGCTGCGATTGCCTCCTCGTAACGGCGAATAATCTCCTCACTCAACGCGGCAGCGTCAGATGTGGAGAATTCCTTGGGGATTCTAAATGTAGATATGTGGCCGTTGCCCTCGGTGCCAACAAGGACAAGACCGGACTTGGTTTGAGACATTCTTGCCCGCGCAAACGCCTTTAGCGTCGTAAAGAATGTAACCGAAGCATCGTCCGCGTCCCATTGGATCGTTCGGACGAAGAGTCTCTTGATTTCAGTTTCGATATTCGCCACATCGAATCTGAATCATAGACTAGCTGTTTTTGCAAGATTCTTTACTAGCCATCCTTCCACTCATCACCTTCGCGGCGGTTCTTGTTTTCGATCTCCTTCGATCGCTCGTGATAGAGCAACCGCGCTTCGTTCGCTTCCTTTATTACCTCATTATATTCATGCACGAGTTTTTTTATATTCCTCCTGTCTTTGAAGTGCAGAAGCACCGTGATTGCAAATACTACCAAAATACCAATCGACCCACACAGGGTCGCTATTCCGTTTATCATTTCTACACTCATTATTCACCTTCTGTTGTTTGTTCTCCGCCCATATCGGAATCGATTCCAATCAATCCCGCCATCTCCAAAAGCATGGCGATATAGCACATACAGACGAATAGATCGTTTCGGGGCCTGAGTTGAACCCATACCTTTTCCTTCTGCCGCGTCTTGCCTGACTCAATCCATTGAGGCTCTTCAGCATCGTGATGCGAAAGGAAGTCTTCGGATACATCTTCAGGGATCTCGAAATCAATCAATCCCCCGCCGCCGGAAGCAAGCCATGAATACCGCTCCCTGATTCCGTGCTTCGAATACAGCCAGAACTGAGGTTCATCGATCGGATCTTGCCGGGTCTCATCCATGTTGAGCATTCCATGGATCGGTCGCTCTTGCTGGAATATCCGCAACACCGTAACCGGGTTCCCCGCCGGGTCTTCTGCCGGATGGGAAAAACCACCCTCGCCGCTTCCTTTGATCGCGCTGTATCCATGCTTCAGGCAGAACTGGTAAACGTGCATCGCGTTATGACCAGAGTCGGCGACGACCATCCTTGGGGAAACCTCATGCCTAGCGATGATCACCGCGACCTCTTCATCAAGATCGACCTTACCCTCGAACACCAACCGCACCTGGAGCCGCCCGTTCGGCAGAACCTTGGCATCAACGATCACCAACCACCAATGCGGAAACTCTCCACGGGCCTTGACACCTTGCTGGTAATCCAGTGCCGCGAACCTCTCCCGTGGCTCCGGGAGTCCGTCCCGATCCTTGACGACGTTTTGCTTCAGCGAGATCACGCCAAGAGACGGATAGTCCTCCTCGCTTGAGAATATACATTCCCGCTCGCGCAAATACTTCATATAGGGTCCAGAGTCCCCGAACCTTCTGGCCTTCAATGCTTCATGCTTCTGTATGATTAGAGATAGCCAAGGTATATAGTCTACTGATACAGCTTCAAATATATAGCTTGCCAGCGAAACCGGAGCCCCTTCATTCATTGGGTCGCTATACTTGCCACCTTTATTCATTGCGCGGCGGGTAGAGATGTCGGGGTCGTGAACCACAAACCCGCACGGCATCTGGTAACGAACCGTTCCCGCCAGTCGGGTGTAATCGTAGGTTCCATCATCCCGCCGACAACCATCGCTGTCATACCTCAAACCACCAAGATCCGGGCGAGTGTCCCTCCAATGTGTCCTCATGATGTGAAACCGCCCGCAATCCGGGCATAGAATCTGCCAATGCTGCTGAGTCCCTTGATGGAAAGCCTTGTCGAGTTCCCCTCCCTTTCTCCCTGCGTTGGAGATGTTTACGATCGAATGATCCCATACCGCAGTGCAACGCCCGTTCGCCTGCTGAAGTCTTCCCGGCTCCCACCCGTC